CTGCGGTAGCATTCCAAGACATGATCTCTTCTGGACCCCAGCGTCGTAAGTCGTCATGAGGAACTCTACGGGCGTATACCGGATTAACCGGCGTACCCATAAAGTAATCCCCACCACAAGACTCTCGGAAATGGGAATTTCTGAAAGACTTGTTGACGTTCACCTTTAGAGCGTAGCTCTCCAGGTATCTTACGACAACGTCCGTGTACTCTACGGGGACAATAATGTCATCCCCATAGATATCGATCTTTCTGCTATAATTGCGGATTGATCGAGAACATGGACGCCTACCATCTAGTTGATGCATGGCACTCTGAATAAGGGTGTAAAACACCATTGCTTCGACAGGAAAGCATAAAGCTGATCCTTGAGAAGCAAACTTACTCAAAACCATGTTATCACCATTTGGTAGCGTAGCATGCAATGATCGCGCATCTTCCAGGAAAGGAAGAAGCCCTGAGGTCTTAAAGATTCTCTGAACGAGTTCTAAATGAACTCTATCAGAAGCATCTTTCAGGTCTAGCGTAGCTAGGCGTTTATCAATGCTACTACGGTAAGCGAGTCTCTGATTAACAGACTGATGCGTAAAACGTATCGACTGTTTAGTCAGGCTATGACTCTCAACAGCTTTATATACATAGTCTTTAACAGACTGCTGCATATATTGCATGTGTGAAGGTTCTATAGCAATGACTCGTGGCGCCGACTGTGTCTTCGGAACGAACACAACTCTTACAGGGAGTTCATCCCTGATAGATAAGTATTCGACTCCTGGGACATGTTCGGACATTCCCACGTTTCCTGAGACTTGTGATGCGATCCAATAATTCGGATAGCAATGCAAGTCTGATGGGAATGTATGCTCCGACCTCCCGTTCCACTTGCGGAGTCGATGTCTTTCATTTGAAAGCCATCTATCTGCAGTAGCACCGGGACCGTGATGACAGATAAGATCAAGATTATTAATCTCAGGGAAAACCTGCGACCAAATAATTCCTGATACTTGATCAAGGAAATTATCCTCTCTGTTAACTTCAGAGGTCATACGGCGGAGATCGCCTTCTACATCCTTAAAATGCTGTATAGCCTTCAAATTACGCGAAGGACTACACCCGATAAATAGCTTCTTAAAGAAGCGACATATCTGCCTGATATAAAACACAGTATCAGGGCATGGATTAAGGAGTAGCTTACCATCCTTGTCGAACACACGTTTGAAGAAACCTCCGAGAAATCGGGGGAGACTTCCATGCCTACTAAAAGAAGTAGGACATGAGAACGTCCCGTCTTCAATGCCTCTTTCGAGAGCATCAGAAAGACAAGGGAGGGTGATTGTCAGAAATGACAGTCCCTCGTGTTCACAACGACGTCGAACTAGTTCGACGTCGCGTTCTACGGACAAGTCTAGGTCCAATGCTGCTTGATGCAGCACGGCCTCGACGAGCATGGTCGGTCTTTTCATCTATTCCTCCGTTAATACGAGGTAATAGAGACCGTCTAAGCTTGCTCCAATGTAGTAGGGAAGTACCCTTATTGGATGTCACGTGTCAATATGTGACATCAAAAGAGAAATATTGTAGAGAAATAAATCCTCTCAATACTCTCCACCAAGGACCTTGTTATAGTTACCTGACGAAAGCCAGGTCTTCAAGGCCTCGATAAGGTACCCGATCTCAACATCCGAGAACACACCAGATTTAGGCTCGTCAACGACGAGATAAACACTGGTGCCAGCCAATGCATTTACTGCACTGATTGGGTCTGCCGCAACTTTATTCTGCGACAGTCGGATCTCGCGACGGAACCGAGAAGCGGTAATATTCTGCTTCGTGGTAAACGTCTTCAGACCATCAGCGCTCGTGAAAACTGCCTGCGTTGGACCTTGATTGGTCCTAGCAAAGCTAGTCGCCACAGCGTTAATAGTCAGAGATTGAGGATCAGCAAGCATTAGAAGCTCCTATTTTACGCTTTACTAGGTATAAGCCACAATGGCGTCATACCGCGGGATTAACATAATCCCAATAGTCATCGCAAACGGGACAAACCTAATGCACCCATTATTGACAACTGCATCGGCGACAACCCTGCTGGGTTGAAGCCGTAACCAAAGGGATCACCAACACCTCGATATTTTAAAAATTGAGTGCTGGTGACTGAAGCGGTTAATTCGAACTTGGAACCGTTTTGCTGAAAGAATTTACCTTTACAATCATAAGAGATTGTACCGGTTTTCTCATGCATGCAGTACCAATAATCCGCCGCAAGGCGGTCGGCTACACCAGTATCTAGCGTCGATAACATGTCGCTAGCATTGGTGAACCAATCGATTAACCACGTCCAAGGGATAGCATTCCATAAAACTGTAGGGGAAGGCTCAAGACCATACAATTCGGCCATGAGTTTCCTCGTATAGTTTATGTCCCTTGGCCCACTCGGTAACCAAAAGCGGAATCGGCCTGAGGCCCAAACCCTTTCGGTATCCGTTCTCTTCCAAGTATACGAAGGCTCCTCGGCATAGTACTGTGTAACTAATACGGGCTGTAAGGCCCCATAGTTCACACCACTCCACCCAGGCGTCTCCG